CCTTTCTGCACCTGTTCGCAAGATACAACCTACGGGGGTTTTATTCAAGTGAGTGTTGATTTGTAATGCCAGGCCCACAACCAAAACCAAATGAAGTCAAGCGTTTATTGGGGAATCCTGGCAGACGAAAACTGCCTGACGAAGGCAAGGTCATTGTGCTTCCACAACTTTCAGGCGAACCACCTGCGCACTTAAGCAAGGTTCAAAAGGAAAAGTGGTCTGAGTTGCGCAGGCTTGCGCCTTGGATTGCGGTCACTGATGAACACTTGTTGACTTCGCTTGTGGAAAAGATGACTCGTCAAAAAGAACTGTCGAAGCAGATGAAGAAAAGTCAGTTCGTTCTTTACACCGACAAAGGCTATGCCTATGCCAACCCTTTGTTTGGAATGCTCTCAACGATTGAAACTGAGATTTTCAAACTTCTTTGCCAACTAGGACTGACGCCTGTGGATCGAAGCAAGATGGGCGTCGCAGAAGTAAAGGCTCGCACCAAGCTCGAAGAGATATTGGCGCAGAAGAATGACGCAAAGTAGTTGGCCCCCGCGCTGGCTAACGCCGGTGCCACAGTCTGAACAAGACGCAGGCGATGGCGACATCTATGCCAAGTTTGCGGAAGCCGTCTGTCGAGTGACAAAGGATTCCGTCGCTTCTCCTGCCGGAAAACTTCTTGTCTTGCGTGATTGGCAGAAGGAACTTTTACGCCACGCACTTGCTCGCCGAGATGATGGCAGATTCAGACATCGCACCGCACTTGTCGGAATGGCTCGCAAGAATGGCAAGAGTGCATTGGCAGCTTCAATGGGCCTTGCAGGTTTAACAATCGGTGGCAATGGTTCAGAAATTTATTCGTGCGCAGCAGATAGAGATCAAGCACGCATCGTCTTTGGCACTGCCAAGCGAATGATTGAACTTGATGAAGAACTCTCATCAATGTTCACGCTCTATCGTGATGCGATTGAATACAAAGACAAAGCGAGCGTCTATCGTGTCCTATCCGCCGAGGCATACACCAAAGAAGGACTCAACCCTTCCCCGCTTGTTATCTTTGACGAGGTTCACGCACAACCGTCGTGGGATTTATGGAACACGTTATCGCTTGCCGGTGGCGCTCGTGCGGATTCTTTACTTTTCGGCATTACGACTGCGGGCGTCAAGTCAACGGCCAACGGGCAAGACTCGCTCTGCTACTCGCTTTACCAATACGGGCAGAAGTTAGTCAAAGGCGAGAGCGTCGATCCATCATTTTTCTTTGCGTGGTGGGAGCCAACGGCAGTTGACGCCGATCATCGCAAACCTGAAGTGTGGCAAGAAGCCAACCCTGGTCTTGGCGATATTGTTGACACTCAAGATTTTGAGTCGGCAGTCTTGCGAACACCTGAAGCAGAATTTCGCACCAAGCGATGCAACACATTTGTCAGCACGACAACTGCGTGGCTTCCGCAAGGATCGTGGGAAGCTCTTATCTACGAAGGCAGACCGCATATTCCTGGCGAAGATGTAGTGCTTGCCTTTGACGGTTCATTCTCTAATGACTCAACTGCGCTTCTTGCGTGGTATCTCGGCGGCGAAAAGCCTCACTGTGAAGTCATTGGATTATGGGAGAAACCTGATAATGCAGAACAAGGATGGTTCGTGCCGGTCGCAGAGGTCGAGCAGGCAATCATCAACACTGCACGAAATAATCGAATCAATGTCCGCGAGATTGTTTTCGATCCCGCGAGATGGAACAGAACCTTCATGGTTCTTGACGAAGAAGGATTGCCCGTGGTGGCATATCCCAACTCCGCAGAGCGAATGGTTCCTGCAACTCAGAAGTTCTACGAGGCAGTCGTCAATCAATCCTTCACCCACGACGGTCACGAAGGACTTGCACGACACATCGCCAACTGCGTCACGAAGCAATCAAGTCGCGGAGTGATGGTGGCGAAGGCATCTGCAAGGCGCAAGGTCGATGCCGCCGTCGCTGCAATCTTTGGCTATGACCGCGCAACGCAACCGCCACCGCCGAAGGCGCCTGTGGCTAAATTCTTTTCGATTCAAGTTTGAGAGGCGATATGAAGAAGATTGATATTTCAGCACTCGTCGGATTCGGCGGTCTTGTCATCGCCTCTGTCGGACTTGCAATGGTGTCGGTTCCTCTAGCTCTTGTCTGCTTGGGGTCATTTCTAGTATGGATCACGGAGAAGGCTAACTGATGGGAATTTCAAAGAGCATTCGCAGTGGGTTTTCCAAGCGAGCAAATGATTCGCAATGGGTTGAACCGCTCATTCCTGGTCGCCCTGCGTTTATGGCGCCATCAGGAATTGATGTCACCGCCGACTCTGCAATACGAATGTCAACTGTCTATGCCTGCGTTCGCTTACTTGGTGACACGATTTCATCGCTTCCTCTTGGCGCCTATGTTCGCCGTGGTCGCAATCGAATTTCTTACTCTGCCGTTTATGGTTCGCAACCTGAATGGGTGAACCGACCAAACCCTGAGACTTCTCGCCTTGAGTTCTTTGAGCAAGTAATCGCATCTCTGAATCTTCACGGCAACGCTTTCATCTTGACAGTTCGTGATGAGAACGATGAAGTCTTTGAACTTTATTGCTTGAACCCTGACGAGGTTCGCATTCGTCGCCTTCGTCCAAATGAACCGCTTGTCTATGAAATCACGATTCGTGACGCGAATGAGGCTCGCACCGAGATTCTCACTAACAGGGAAATCTTGCATATCCCGATGTTCAGACTTCCTGGCTCTCACTATGGGCTTGGCCCTGTCTCTGCCGCTCGCCTCACCATTGGCGCGGCGATGGCAGCCGACACCTACGCTGCCGCATATTTTGGCAACGCTGCCAACCCTGGCGGAGTTATTGAAGTTCCTGGCGAACTTACTCAAGAGCAGGCACAAGACATCGGCCGTGATTGGAATATCACTCATACAGGCCCTTATCGCGCAGGCAAGATTGGCATTCTCTCGGGTGGTGCGGCTTTCAAGCCTCTCACGCTCAATGCCGCCGACGCTCAGTTGCTTGAGGCTCGTCGCTTCAATGTCGAGGATATAGCACGCCTTTTCCGCGTTCCTATAAGCCTTCTAGGGCATCCTGTAAGTGGGGCGATGTCATTTGCCTCAGTCGAAGCTCAAAACCTCTCATTCGTCCAACATAGCCTTCGTCCGCTCCTTGAGCGCCTTGAGCAGAGCCTCTCGGCTTTGCTTCCTGAGTCTGATGGCTTCATCAAATTCAACCTTGACGCCCTTCTTCGTGGCACAACTCTTGAGCGTTATGAGGCCTACACCAAAGGACTTCGTGAGGGCTTCTTATCCTTAAACGATGTTCGATCCGTTGAAGATTTGGCTCCGATTGGTGAAGCAGGCGACCAGTTCCGTGTTCCATTGCAGAACATTGACGCTGCCGATGCCAAGGATGTCGGACTCAATCTTCGTGCCGACATTGTGAGCAAGCTCGTGCAAGTTGGCTTTGATCCTGAAGAAGTCTTGAAGGCAGTTGAGATGGTTCCAATCGCACACACCGGCGTTCCAAGTTCACAACTTCAACCGATTTCTCAGATTGATCCTGCCGACCCTGCGGCTGCTTACGATGTCCGTGAAGCTCGCGCAAATGGAACTGTGGTCAATATGCCTGAACCTGTTGTCAATGTTGCCGCTCCAAATGTCAACATTGAACCTGCAATGGTGATGCTTGAGTCACCTGAAGTTCGCGTTGATGCACCGACAGTCAATGTCGAAGCACCGAAGGTCGAAGTCACAAATCAAATTGACCGACGCAAGGTTCGCAAGAAGGTCATTCGTGACGAAGTTGGTCGCATCGCAGAAGTCATTGAAGAGTTCATCGAGGGAGATGAGTAATGGCAACAGGATTGAGTTCATACCTAGCAAACAAATTCCTTGATGCAGTAGGCAACGCAACTGCTTATTCGGCAGCGAATGTCTATGTCAAACTCCACACGGGCGACCCCGGGGCGAATGGAACTGCTAATGCTGCAACTGAGACAACTCGCAAAGAAGTCACTTTCGCTGCTGCGTCAGGTGGCGCAATCGCTTCTGATGCCGCCGTCACTTGGACGAACATCGCTGGTTCTGAAGATGCTACTTATTTCACTGCTTGGGATAATGCTTCTGCTGGCAATTTCTTATTCAGTGGCACTATCGTTGGCAATGCTTACACTGCGGGTGATACTTACACCATCCCAAGTGGCTCACTGACTGCATCGTTGACTTTGGCTTCTTAGAATGCCATCACAATTCGTTCTTGATTCAGGACTTCTTGATACAGACCTTCTTGGGCCTGTTGTCGTTGTTACTGCTTCGGCGGATTTAGGAAGCCTCGGATCAAGTTCGACATCTCTTGTCACGCATAACGCGACGGCGACCGGCACACTCGGAAGCCTCACTGCAACGGCAAGGGCGGCAGATACAATCCAAGCCACTGCCAATGCGCCTCTTGGCTCATTGAGCGCCACTGCCAACACGCAACCTTTCACTCCAACTGTTGCCGCTTCAACTATCGGTTCGCCAAGTTATGTTCAACCGAACTTCGTTCAACCGACGCCACCACAAGAAGTTGAAGTTTCAACAATCATCGCAGGAGCAAGCGCCTCACTTGGTTTGCTCGGATCACAAGCGATGGCAGAAATTACCTTCTCAATACTTGAAGACGATGCAGAAGTTCTGCTTCTGATTTAGGACAAAAAATGCCATATTACATTTCAGACAAGCAAAGCGATTGCCAAGGATGGGCAACAGTCAAAGAAGAATCTGATGGTTCTTACACGACAATCGGATGCCATAGTTCCAAGCAAGATGCGATTGACCAAATGGTTGCAGTTTCAATTTCTGAAGATATGGAGCCAGGCGGAGAAGTTCGTCAGGTTGATTTGAGCGCACCGCAATTCATTAGAGACAACGCAGCTCGCGGTTTGAAATATGTAAGTGAAGGTTTTGGGGGAGATGGTCTGACAGATGCCACAAAGCGTGAAGCACGCGAGATGGCAGCAGGTCGAATCACAGAAAACAAAGTTCGCAAGATGGCACCTTGGTTTGCTCGTCACAAAGTTGACGGCCAAGCGCCAAAGAACAAAGACTCATCTGATCCGCAATATCCAGGCGCAGGACTTGTTGCTTGGTTGTTGTGGGGCGGAGATTCAAACTTTAGTGATAGAGCGCAGGAATGGGCGCAACGCAAGATTGATGCCCTCAATGCTGAAGCCGATTCAAGGAGCAAAATGGCAAAGAAAATTGAACGCCGCACCTACACAGTGCGCGATGTAGAAGCTCGCGCAGATGGCGACGGGATGCGCCTTTCAGGTTATGCCGCAGTCTTCAACGACTCAAGCCTTCCCCTTCCATTCAAGGAAAGCATTGCGCCAGGAGCATTCCGAAAGACTTTGAGTGAAACACCTGATGTGCGACTTCTTATCAATCACGAAGGTCTGCCACTAGCGCGGACAAAGAATGGAACTCTTACTCTTGAAGAAGACGAGCGTGGATTGCGCTTTGATGCTGACCTTGCAGATACTCAGGAAGGTCGAGACATCTACGAACTTGTCAAACGTGGCGATGTCGATCAGATGTCCTTCGCTTTCCGAGTCATTCGTCAGAAGTGGAACGATGATAGAAGCCGTCGAGTCTTGACCGAGGTTTCCTTGGCAGATGGTGATGTTTCAGTCGTGACCTATCCTGCCTATCCAACCACCACAGTTGAAGCTCGTGAACATATCAAGGAAGCAATCAAGGCAATGAAAGAAGGCCGTGAAGTAACCGGCGAATCCCTCATTGTGGTTCAAGCAATTCTTGACAAGATTGACGAATCCTATGAATACCTTGAAGAAGGCAAGACAATGCTTGAGCAACTTCTAGGCATTATGCCTGAAGATGTTTTGGAAGAAGTCTCTCGCGCCGTCGATGTCGTTGGCGATTTCGTCGAATGGGATTCATCAGGCGGAACTGCACGCGGTCGCATTGAACATGTGATGCGCGAAGGTGTGCTTGGTATTCCAAATTCAGATTTCTCTATTACCGCCGAAGAAGGCGACCCTGCTATCTTGATTCGCGTTTATCGTGAACTCCGCGATGGATGGGTTGAAACTGAAACACTCGTCGGACACAAATCTTCTGAGTTGCGTGCTATTGATCCGCTACCTGCACCGACCGAAGAAGAAGGTCGCAAGATTTCTTTGCGCCTCGCCAAAGCAATAATCAACTCAACAAAATAGATTTCTGCTCATCCGAGCAGATTGAAGTCGGAGCGAACCTCACACCCTCAAAGCGCCGTGAGCATCTTCGCCACCACCTCGCAACCAAACTCATAAGGAGCAAAACTCAATGTCATATCTTGACAAAGTAGTCGAGCGCCGTGATGCAGTGAAGGCAGAAATGGATGCAGTTCTCGAAGCAGTAGCAGCAGAGAACCGCACCGATTTGACCGCAGAGGAAACCGCAAAGGTTGATGCTCTAGTCGCTGAATCCCGTTCTCTCGATGAGAAGATTGAAAAGCTCACTGCACAAGCAGCAGCAGATGCGAAAGCCGCAGAAGCACGCGCAGCAGTAGCAGACATCGCAACACCAAAGGTCGGCGGTTTCAAGGTAACACGCGAAGCACGCACCTACACATCTGATTCAGATGCTTCCTTCTTCAAGGATGCTTACAACGCACAGTTCAAGTCAGACTATGCAGCACAAGAGCGCCTCGCTCGCCATCAGCGCGAAGAGTCAATCGAACGCCGCGATGTCGGAACTGCGCAATTTGAAGGTCTAGTCATCCCACAATATCTCGTTGATCTCGCAGCGCCTCTTGCTCGTGCAGGACGCCCATTCGCAGACTTCGTGACAAACAAGATGACACTCCCACCAAGCGGAATGACCTTGAATATCTCTCGCATGACCACAGGCTCGTCAACTGCCGTTCAAGTAACACAGAACGACGCAGTCAGCGAAACCGATGTTGATGACACACTATTGACCATCAATGTTCGCACAATCGCCGGTCAGCAAGACCTATCACGTCAAGCAATCGAGCGCGGAACAGGCATTGACACATTCGTCGCTGCTGATCTCATCCGTTCTTGGCACACAACTCTTGATGCACAACTTCTCAATGGAACAGGTAGCGCAGGACAGATTCTCGGTCTTCGTGCATCAGGTGGAAATGCAATCACCTTCACCTCAACTGCTCCAACAGTCGCGTTGCTTTATCCAAAGCTCGCTGACGCAATTCAACAAATTCAGACAAACTCATTCAATAACCCAACTCACTTCGTAATGCACCCACGTCGTCTTGCATTCTTGCTTGCCGCCGTTGATACAACCAACCGCCCACTCGTTGTTCCTGCCGCTAACGGCCCAACCAACGCTGCTGGTGTCGGTGCAGGTTCTGCTGCTTACGGAAATTCGGGCTATCAGATGATGGGTCTTCCAATCGTGACCGATGCAAACATCGGAACAACCTATGGCACCACAACAAACCAAGATGAAATCTATGTTGTGACCGCAGGCGAATCTCACCTTTGGGAACAACCAGGTTCTCCATTCACTCTTCGCTATGACGCGACAGGTGCAGGAAACCTCACCATCAAAACTGTTGTCTATGGTTACGCTGCTTATTCAGCAGGCCGTTACCCAACTGCCGCTTCCATCATTAGTGGAACAGGCTTGTCAGCACCAACCTTCTAGTTTGAACTAGAAGTCAAGATTGTGCAGAGGCAGTCAAGGCCCCCCGACTTGATTGTCTCTGCACTTCCTAAAGTTCGGGGGAACTTATGAAATCAGGTCACAAAGTTTCAATCGGGTCGTGCGATCCTGGGATGGTCAATGGCGGATTCGCCTATCACCTCATTCAACTCGCCTCGGCACGTTCTTCAAGGCTTGGCCCTTTTGTTCGCATCAAAGGTTCAGGCTTACTTTCCAAGCAGCGCAATCGAGTCGTCAAACAATTCTTAGAAATGACTGATTCGGATTGGCTCTTGATGATTGATTCGGATGAGCAACTTGATGTGCTGACATTCGACAGATTATGCGAAACCGCACACGACAAGGAACGCCCTGTTGTTGCCGGTCTAGTCTTTGCGGGGTTCGGTGTTGCAGGCAAACCTTATCCAAAGCCTGTTCCGGCAATCTTTCAAGACTCACCCAATGGATTTCTTCCGCTCTACAAATATGACAAGAACTCAGTCTTTGAGATTGACGCCGCAGGCACAGGTTGCTTGATGGTTCATCGAAGCGTTCTTGAAGCTATACGCGACAACGCTGATCCTAATCAAGGCAAGGATTGGTGCTGGTTTTGGGATGGCCCTGTCAAAGGCGAATGGATAGGCGAAGACTTGCTCTTCTGTCGGAGAATCAAATCTCTTGGCTTCCCAATCTATGTCAACACTGCCGCAATCTTGCCTCATCAAAAGTCTTATTGGCTCAAAGAGGAACATCACGACTCATGGCGCGACTAAAGCGCAAGGAAACTGCAACTGCCGCTCCTAAATTAGAGAGAGCAGTTCAATCGAAACCAAAGAAGAGGACAACAAGTGGCAATCACCAACGGCTACGCAACTCTCGCGGAAGTAAAGTCATCTCTAGCGATAACTGATACAAGCGACGATGCTCTGCTTGAAATCTCTATCACTGCCACCAGCAGAATGATTGACGACTATTGTGGACGCTTCTTCTATGCTGACGGCACAAGCCAAAGTCCTGTCGTTCGCTATTACACCGCACAAAATCCTTGGAGTCTTGGCGTCGATGATTTCACTTCTATCACAGGCATTGCCACCGATGACAACTTCAATCAGACTTGGTCAACAGTGTGGTCAACTTCTGACTTTATGACTGAGCCAATCAACAATCCTCGTCGCGGTTGGCCTTATACACGGCTCCTAGCAACCGGCGCTTATGTCTTTCCTTATTATTTGCCACAGGCAGTCAAGGTGACAGGCGTGTGGGGATGGTCGGCAATTCCCGCAGAAGTCAATCAGGCTTGCATCATTCAATCTTCTCGACTCTTTGTTCGCAAACAATCTCCATTCGGTATCGCAGGAACGCCTGAACTTGGCACAGTTCGCTTGGCTTCTAAACTTGATCCTGATGTTGAGGCGCTACTTCGCCCAATGAAACGAAACAATGGTCTTGCAGTATGAATCCAAGCACCGTTCGTGACAGACTCAAGCAAAGCCTTCAGACCATCACCGGTCTTCGCGCTTATGACTTGATCCCCGATACTGTCGTGCCACCTGCCGCAGTTGTCGGTCAATTAGATTTCACATTCGATATTGACAACGCTCGCGGTCTTGACCAAGCGCAAGTTGATGTCCTTGTGATTGTGCAACGCTTTTCAGAACGCTCAGGACAAGACAAATTAGATGCCTACCTTGCAGGGTCAGGTGCTAGTTCTATCAAGGCCGCGCTTGAAAGTGATCGCACTTTGTCGGGAGCAGTGAACACATTGCGAGTCACAGGAGCTGAAGCAGGCACTTATGATTCACAAGGCGTCACTTTTCTCTCTTACAGATACAGACTAACGCTCTGGGGATAGGAGAAGTTATGACTTACAAGGTCATCTCAGACCGCGAGGTCTGTGGAAAGAAGCAAGGTGAGATTCTTACCTTGAAAGAACTCGAAGATGCAGGCGCAAACATTGATGCTCTCATTGTCGGCGGTCATCTTGAAGCAAGCAAACCAACAATCAAACCAGCACAAGAAGGAGCCAAAAACTAATGGCACGCATTGTCCTCACAAATGCCTATGTCACCATCAACTCTGTTGATGTCAGCGACCATGTGGCATCAGTAACCCTCAACTCATCCATTGATGTTGTTGAAACCACTGCATTCGGAACAACCGGCGCACGCACCCGTGTCGGTGGTCTTGCAGACAATTCAATCAGTCTTGAATTTCATCAGGACTATGCTTCAAGTTCAATCGAAGCAACTATTTATCCATTACTCGGTAGCACCACAACGGTTGTTGTGAAGCCAAATGGATCAACCACAAGCGCAACAAATCCTTCATACACTTCAACAGTTCTCGTCTCAGAGTGGACACCACTCAACGGCGCAGTCGGCGAACTCGCAACTGCATCGGTTACTTGGCCTGTTAGCGGAGCAATCACGAAGGCGACTGCGTAGTGGCTAGACTCGTTCTCACCAATGCCTTCGTCAAATTCGGCAGTGTTGATCTCTCTGACCATATTGCAAGCGTGTCATTGAACACGACTTTCGATATTGTCGAGACAACTGCTTTTGGGGATACGGCAAAGAAGAGAGTGGCGGGCTTGGCAGACAACTCTGTCAGCTTTGAATTTCATCAGGATTACGCTTCAGGCTCGGTTGAATCTACGATTTATCCGTTGCTCGGAACCGCAATCGCCTGTGAGGTTCGACCTGTGAACACCACAGTCAGCGCCACAAATCCCAAATACACCTTCTCAGTTCTAATCTCTGAATGGACACCTCTCAATGGTGCCGTGGGAGAATTAGCCACTGCGAGTGTCACTTGGCCGATTTCGGGTGCCATCACAAAGTCAACATCCTAAAACTATAAGGGGGAAAAATGGACGGATTGAAAATCCGCGTTAAGACGACTGATGGAATGGATGCAACTTATTCGTTGCGCCCACGCATCATCGTTGAGTTTGAAACGAAATACAATAAGGGCTTGGCTAAACTTATTGCAGAAGAGCAGAAATTGGAACACATCTACTTCCTCGCTTGGTCTGCGATGAAACACAATGGTCGTGTCGTCAAGCCTTTTGGCTCCGACTTCCTTGATACTCTTGAAGAAGTGTCGCTGGTCACCGACCCTTCTTCCGAATCCACAGAGACAGTCTGATTTTTTCAATAGCAGCTCTCTCTGTGGAGACGGGAATTTCGCCGGTCGCATTAGTTGATGCGCCCGACGGCATCTTGGAAGCAATGTTTGCTTATGTCAAAGATCGAGCAAAGGCGCGGAACAAGTAATGGACTCACCGAATTATCGGATTTCAATTCAGGGATTGAACAACACAATCTCTGCCATTGAACGTTTCGCGCCTGATCTCAAGAAGCAACTTGACCGCGAGGTCAAAGGAATCTTGAGCAAAGTTGTAGAAGAAGCTCGTGGTCATATTCCTTTTGACATTCATCCGTCAGGATGGGCAAGAGAAAACAAAAATGCAAGCCTTATAGGGCCTTTGCAACAAGGTCAAGGTCGCGGATCATTCAAACGATTTGACGCTGCCAAAGCCAAAGCAGGAATCAAGGCGACAACACCCACATCAAAATCAAGTTCAACAGGTTTCCGCAATTCGTATGGCGTGATTCAGCGCGATGCGGCAGGCGCCATCTTTGAAACTGCCGGTCGCGGAAGCAAAGCAAGTCGCGCAAGAACTCGCGCTTCGCGTTCCACAAACCCAACTGCATCGCAAGATTTTATTCAAGCGGTTGAGAAATATTATGGCGTTCTCCCAACTGCCAAAGGTCTTGGGCAAGATAAAGGTCGCGCCCTTATTCGTGCAGTTGATAACAACAAGAAATCTGCGCAGCGTGCTATCTTTGAAGCGGTCAAGAATGCTGAATCTAAAGCACAGACTCGAATGGATGAAAATTTAAGCAGGAGAGAGGGATAACCGATGGCAATTATTGAACGCATTGTCACGGTCTACAACGACAAAGGCTCAAAGCAAGCCCTCAATGACCTCAAGAAATTAGAAGCAACCTTCACCAATTCTGCAAAGAAAATTGCCAAAGCCTTCGGCGCCGCCACCGTCGCGGCGGCTGCATTGGCAACCAAACTCGCCGTTGACGGCGTTCAAGCCGCTATCGCGGATCAGAAGTCACAGGCTCTTCTCGCTAATGCCCTTCGCAACACGACAGGGGCCAATGAAGCCGCCATCGCTTCAGTCGAGGATTATATTTCGGCGCAACAAAAAGCCGTCGCCGTCACCGACGATGAGTTGAGGCCATCACTTGCGACCCTTGTGAACGCGACCAAGGATGTTGCGCAAGCCCAAAGCCTTCAGAATCTTGCTCTTGATATATCGGCAGGCACTCAAAAAGATTTGCAGACAGTTTCCTTGGCACTTGCCAAAGCCGTCGGCGGGAACATCGGCGCTCTAACAAAACTTGGCGTTCCTCTTTCGGCAGATGTCAAAAAGAGCAAAGACCTCAATGCTGCTCTTCAAGAACTAAGCAAGACATTTGCAGGCGCAGCATCGACTCGCGCCCAAACATTTGAAGGCAGAATGAATGGCATTCGCATCGCTTTCGGCGAAGCCTTAGAAACTCTTGGTTATGCCCTTATCCCTGTTCTTGAGGATTTGGCGCAGGTATTTCAGACGCAACTCATTCCTGTCTTTGAACAATTCATTGCTAACAACAAGGATCAGATTGCTCAGACATTAGGCGATGTCATCAAGTTTGCGATTGGCGCTGCTAAGGCATTCGCTTCAATGTTCAAGACAATCTCCGACAATCTGACCACATTCAAAGTCTTTGCAGGAATCCTCACCGGCATCTTCGTTGGAACTAAAGTTTATGCTGGCATTATTGCCATTGTTGGCGCATTGAAACTTCTTACTGCAACATTTAGACAACAGGCAATCGCAGGCACCGCCGCAGGCACTGCCACCGCCTTCGCAACTGGCGGTGTTTCAGCATTTGCCGCTGCCGCGGGCTTGGCCGCCTTTGCTGCTGCCGCAGGTGTCACTTGGCTTGCCATCAACAAATTGACCGATGAAATCAATATCAACACAACGGCGATGAATGATTACACCAAGGCAACCAATGGTCATATTCAAGAACTTGGTCGTCTTGCTCAAATGACTGCTGCCGCCAATCTTGCAGGCACGAAGAATTTGAAAATCATCACAACGACAACTGCCAAAACAAAGGCTCAGATTCTTCTTGAAAAGACTCTTGCCGCTTTGAAGAAGAAGGGCATTGTTCCGACTTCTTCACTTCCTAAAGAAGCGCAAGAAGCCATCAATCTTGAAGCAGCTCGCCTGAATCAAATCAAGCAAGGAAATCTTGAAGAAGCTCGTCGAGTCGAACAGTTGATGAAGAACTTTGAAGCGCAGATGAAGGTCAACGAAGCGGCGCAACGATATGCTGACCTTTTGACTGTTCTGTCGGATCAAGTCATTAGTGATGAAGAAGTCTCTGTCCTTGCTCAAAAGTGGAATATCACCAAGGGCGAAGTTCTTGAATATATCGCTCGCATCTACGCTGCCAACTCAACTGATCTCAACGACGGCCCCATTGTCAACCTCTTGATGAAGTGGGGATTGACCAAGGAAGAAGCCGAGAAGTATGTAGATTTCACACGCGCCCTCAAAGACGAAAAGATTGACGACAAGGAAATCGAAGAGTTGATGGGCAAGTGGGGAATGACTCGCGCCGAAGTCCTTTCCTACGCTAAAACAGTTCAAGATGGAACTGCCTTACAGAAGGCTCTTTCAAAGTCGTGGGCATTGCCAGGCGATGAGGCCGCCGATGCGTGGAAACGCGCCTTGGCAGCTCTCAATGCCTATCTCGCTGCTCTTAAGGGAGTCGGCGGAGCAGGCGGTGGCGGAGCAGGCGGTGGCGGTGGCGGTGGCGGTGGCGGTGGCGGTGGCGGTGGTGGTGGTGGCGGCGGCGGTGGTGCCGGTGCAACAAGCCCTGCCTATGCATCAGTCAATGCTTTGCAGAATCACATCAACGATTTGACTGCAATGCGCACAGAAGTTGGCGGCGCAACTGCTCTTGGTATCAAACTCAAAGAACAAATTGATGAATACACTGACCAAATCAAGTTCGGTTCCGAAGCACTTGGAACTATTGTTGATGAGTCCACAAAAGCAGCGATGATGAACGCTTTGCGTCCTGGCACGATTACTGCCGATTCAGGCTTTGATCCTGCTTCATTCCGTATGTCTGAAAATGCAGGAATGACAATCAATATGACAGTTCAAGGCAATGTGCAGACCGAGAAAGATTTGGCAGACGCGATTCGTCAGCGCATCTTGAGTGAACAGGCAAGCGGTAAGCCAATCCTCTTTGTTGGTGGATTGTAATGCCAGGAACGCCTCACCTTGGAGTCAGCATTGACTTTGCCAATGGCCCTGCTTTCGGTCTTCCTGTCATTCTTGATGATCCAACAAGCCTTCTTGATAGCGCCATTCTCGCCGATGCTCCTGCCGATGTCGTTGATGTGAGCGATATAGCATTGCGCGTCAACATTCGTCGAGGTCGCAATCGTATTCTCAACAACTTTGAGGCAGGAACTGCAACTGTTGTTCTTGAAGATAGCAACGGAGATTGGAATCCTCAAAATCCTTCGTCGCCTTATTACGGCAAACTCTTACCCTTGCGCAAGATTCGTGTGTGGGCAGATTATGACGACGGCGGTGGCACCGACCGCTACTACTTATTTTCAGGCTATATCACGAGCTATGACAACTCATTCCGTCTTGGTATTGATGAAGTTTCAAGCGTCACCCTTCAATGCGTCGATGCCTTCCGCCTTTTCCAAAATGTCTCCATCACGACCGTCGCGGAATCAAGTGCCGGTCAAACAACGGGGGCGCGAATTGAGAACCTGCTTGACCTAGCAAGTTACCCAACTTCTCAGCGCGTCATTGACACCGGCGATAGCACTGTGCAGGCTGATCCTGGCACTTCACGAACGCTGCTTGCCGCCTGTCAGACGCTAGAGCAAACCGAACTCGGCGGCTTCTTCATTGATCCTGAAGGCGACGCGGTCTTCTTATCTCGCACAAATGTCTCGCTCAAAGCCGACCAAACTCCCTTGCTTTTCAATGATAACGGCACAAATATCGCCTATCAGAGCATTGACTTTGCCTATGACGATACCCAGATTTTCAATGACATCACAGTCACTCGCTTGAATGGAACACCGCAAGAGGTTCAGTCCACAAGTTCGATTGAAACCTATTTTATCCATTCAGGAACTCGATCAGAACTTCTGATGCAAAGCGATTCTGAAGCCTTGAATCAAGCAAATATGCTCTTGCACGCGAGGGAGAATGCTCTTTTCCGCATTGATTCCATCGGCTTGAATCTAATGGATTCCTCAGCGACAAGCCGAATCGTGGCAGGTCTTGATTCTGATTTGTTCACCCTCATCAACGTCACCAAGACCGCACAGGATTCCTCAACAATCACCCTTGAACTCTTTGTCCAAGGGATCACCCACGACATCACACCGAACACTTGGACAACAAGGTTCCTCACGGCGGAACCTATAATTCAGGCATTCATCTTGGATTCCACGACCCAAGGTGTGCTTGATGGAACGCAAGGCGTTCTTTCATACTAAGGAGAAAAGATGGCTAAACAGACCTTCACCTCTGGTCAAGTTCTGACCGCAGCGCAGATGACTTCGCTGCAACAGACCGCGATGCTCGGTGGTGATGCAAGCGCAAAGACGAGTTCCTACACTCTCGTCGCTGCCGATGCAGGAACCGCAATCTCAATGAGTAATGCGAGCGCAACGACAATTACTGTCAACACAGGATTGTTCGCGGCAGGTGACATCGT